CCAGCTATACACTAACAAAGGCTACCTAACGTTTGCCACGAGTAACCTTAACGCTGAGATGATGGCGAAGAAATACGGCAAGAGAATCGAAAGCCGAATGCACGAAATGTTTAATATTATTGGCGTAACTGGAAACGATTTAAGAAAAACGAAATGAAAGAGAATGAGATATACAAAGAGGTTAATTTGAGAATTAGAATAGCAATATCTAAGTTTGAAAATAACATGAACACCTCAGAACCTTGGACGCATAAGCACACAAACTCAGAGATTAGAAGAAGAAATTTAATCAAGGCTAGGGATACGCTTCTTAATGAGGGAATAATTAAAGACTAACTAAATGAAAACCTACGAAATCTTTACCGAGACATTTTCCAAACTAATCAAGGCAATGGATAAGGATTCAGCTAAGATTGCATTTGAGCAGATGTTTAAAGATGCTGAGATAATTCAAATTAAGGAATACGACTTTATGGGGCAACGTGACGACTAAATAAAAAATACTATCTTGGTCGCGTGAGAGACAAAGCGGTAATTGATTTAATCGGAGACGAAGAACTTCGGGAACTGGCTAATAAAATTTGCTCAGTCCCGGACGACCTTATCCAAGAAGTCGCACTTGTTCTAATGGAACTATCCGAAGAGAAGTGGCAACAAATAAATGAGGGCGGTTATCTTCGGTATTACGTTGTTCGGACGATGCTTAATATGGCTACCAGTCCACGTTCCAGCTTCTCCAAACTTTACAACCTACACAACTACGAGCAAATAGATTACGACCGAGAAGATTACGACCAAGAAAAAGAGGACGACATCCAAATGCTGGAGATGCTTATGGAAGAGTTGTATTGGTATGACCGTAAGATTTTAGAAATGTGGCTGGACGAAGGTTCTTACAGAAAGGTTTCGGCAAAGGTCGGCATACCTTTTAAGTCGATAGGTAACTCAGTCAAAAGAGCATTAGAAACACTTAAGCAAAATTACTATGGAATACATTTGGAACGCCTTGTCCGGGGCAACATTGGCTTACATTTGGATAGAGGTTATCGGAGTAGACATTCTAATCAAGAAGTGGATAAACATTCACGAACTCACTAGGATTAAACCGTTTGACTGTCGGTTATGTTTGTCGTTTTGGTTTGGCGTGATGTTTGGAGCAGTTGACCCGTTAACGGCTTTGCAGACTGGACTTATTGCGGTATTGGTTGAGCGGTTAATGTATCGGCTTGAGATATGAGTAGCAAGATAGTTAAGTTAAACGGACACAAGCTAAAAGCTGAGAAGGTAGCTAAGAAGATTGACTCAATAGTGAGGTCTATTGAACGACTTGAAAAAATAAAGAGATGCTCATAACATTGATACTTTTAATCGTGATTGCTTACCCAGTTATTCGGTACGTTAAAGAAAGAAGATAATGCACAAAAAAGACGTTTTGCTATTTATTAAACAGAGGATAGAGGCACTCAGTAAAATGAAGGCTTCTCAATTCGCTGGAAGAATAACACGAGAAGAGCAGAAACTGTATCAAGAGGCTTGGTCTTACATCGACCCAAAGGCTAAGGTTTGCTTTAGTTGCGGAAGGAGTCCGCAGATTATGAGCGTTGCACTTCTGAACTATTACGAAGCTAACAAACCAAAGAGAAGAAAGAAGAAATGAAACAGAACGAGCAGCACGAGAACTACGGGCTTTATATAACCCAAAACACTTACACGATGGACTTTTATTGTTTCAGTAGAGACGTAGCAGATTTGTACTGGAGCGGAGAGCCTTGCAAGAAAGCATCGGGCAAGACATCACAAGAAGCACTAAGCAATTATAAGAATGGAGTTTATAGCAATAAGTAAAGTTATACCCAACTCGGACAACCCGAGATACATTAAAGAGGAGAAGTTCAAGAAGCTAGTTCAAAGCCTGAAGGACTTCCCCGAGATGGCTAACGCTCGTCCTATTGTAGTCAATCAAGAGATGGTTGCGCTCGGTGGCAATATGAGGCTCAAGGCAATGCAAGAAGCGGGATGGACTGAAGTGCCCGTTAAGGTTGTGGACTGGTCAGAAGAGAAGCAAAGGGAGTTTATCATAAAAGATAACGTAGGCTTCGGAGACTGGGATTGGGACGAACTCGCGAACACTTGGGATGCTGAAGAGTTAAACGATTGGGGGTTAGATGTGCCTAACCTTGACGAGTTAGATAACTTAGAAGATGGAGAAGAAATGGAACTTCCTCAAAGCGTTCAGCTTGAGCCGCCAATGGAATATATTATGGTTATGGCAGAACCTAACTCGGTAGAATGGGAGGAGCTAAAAGAAACCTTAAAACTAAGAATGGTAAGAAGGGGAGGATATAAAAAGGGTTCGGCATTTGATGCAATAGCATTAGAAAGAGTTTTAAAGTGGAATGACTTAAAAGAAAGACTAAATGCTGATAGCAGTACCAAGTAAGGGAAGGGCTGGATTAACCACAACTGACAAGATTCTTCCGAATACTTGCACGTTTTTCATTCCCGAAAGCGAGTACCATCAATACAAGGGGCTTGTTAAAAACATAGTTTGCGTACCAAAAGAGATTAGAGGAATAACACCTACAAGGAACTGGATTCTAAAAAACACAGATGAGAAATGGGTGGTAATGCTTGATGACGATGCCAAATCAACTGGATATGTTAAAATGCACGAGCGTAATGCTCAAAACATCAAAATTAAAGACGAAGGATTTTGGAATGAGGAGTTTTTAAAATACTTTGACATTACCGAGCAATTGAAATACAAGATATGGGGGGCAAAGACAGAGGATGCCCCTCGTTCGGTATATCCATACAAACCAATACTTCTAAAAACATACGTCACAGCATCTTTAATGGGAATTGTAAATGATGGAGAGTATTATTTTAATGAGGAATTTCCAGTAAAGGAAGACTACGAGATTTGTCTAAGACACATAAAAGACAAAGGTGGTATTCTTGGCATTCGTTATTTACATTGGGAGAATGACCACTGGACAAAAGATGGAGGATGCAAAGATTACAGAACCGTTGAAATGGAAAGGGAAGCAATAAAGAAGCTAATTAAACTTTATCCGGGCACGGTTCGTTCAGCCAAAAGAAAAGCAAACGAGTTTACTATTCAGCTAAACCTTTAACAGAGAATAAACAATGAACGAAGGCGGAACACCTGACAACCTTAAACCCTTCAAGAAAGGCGAAAGCGGCAACCCTAGCGGCAGACCGAAGAAGATTGAGACGGTTCTAAAGGAACACTTCTTAGAAGAACATAACCTTAAACTATCCAAGTCTCAGACTCAGGACATCATAAAGAATATTTTAGGCAAAACACGCAGTGAACTGATTGAATTGTCTAAAAATGACGAGCTGCCTTTTTGGATTGCGCTAATTGCGAACAAGGCACAACGAGACTTCACGAAGGGTTCGATTCATATACTCGATGTTTTGTTTGACCGGGTTTACGGTAAGCCAAAAGAGGAGGTTGAGCAGACCGTGAACGGTGGGAAGCCTGAGAAGATAGAAGTAGTAATCCGCAGACCGAATGAAAATTGAGGGAACTGGCGTATTTGATGACCTCTGGAAAGCACTTAATGATAAATCCATTCGGGGAATTGTGTTGGAGGGTGGAAGCCGCTCCAGTAAAACGTGGTCTATCTGCCAAGCACTCCTCTTACTTGGTACGCAAGAGCCGAAGAGGTTCGCTATTGCAAGGTGGAGACGGACGTGGATTAAACCGACAGTCCTTGACACGTTTAAGAAGGTCTTTGCAAGTGTTGAAAGCTGGAACGAGGACTCGTTTAACAAGAGCGAATTAACATACCAGCATTACGGTTCTTCCTTTGAGTTCTACGGCTTAGATTCACCGCAGAAGCTACACGGTATCGAGACGGACTTCTTTTGGCTTAATGAAGCAATCGAAACAAGCAAGGACGACTTCGACCAATTGGAGCAAAGGTGCAAGGGCAAGTGGATTCTAGACTACAACCCGTCAACGGACGAGCATTGGATTTATGATAATGTTCTGAAACGGGATGACGTGGTTTTGATTCATTCCACGATGTTGGACAATACCTTCCTTGACCAGCATATAAGAGACAAGATAAACAGTTACCAGCCAACGCCTGAGAACATATCAAGAGGAACGGCAGACGAATACAAGTGGAAGGTCTACGGATTAGGAGAAAGGTCAAGAAGAGAAGGCGCCATCTACGAGAACTGGACAGAGACTAAAGACTTCCCAACGGGTTACAAGTGGAAGGCTTACGGACTCGATTTTGGATTCACTAACGACCCGACTGCACTCGTTGAGGTTGTATACCAAGAAGGCAAACTTTGGGTTCGGGAGTTACTTTACGAAACGGGGCTAACGAATGCAGACATAGCGAGAAGGTGCGGACTGCAAAGGTCGGACGAGATTATAGCGGATAGCGCAGAGCCAAAGAGCATTGAGGAGATAAGACGGTCCGGGTTTAGAATTAGACCAGTAACCAAAGGAGCGGATTCGATTCGGTCAGGCATTGACAAGCTGAAGTCGGTTCAGATAATGGTACACCAAGACTCAGTAAATGTTATCCGCGAACTAAGGAACTACGCTTGGAAGAGGGACTACAAAACCAACCAAGTAACCAACCAAGCGGAGGACGATAACAACCACGCACTCGATGCCTTGCGCTACGTGGCTATGGAGAAACTAAAAACTAACTCAGGGAAATATTTAATAAGATGAAATTTTTAAGAAAAACAAAATACTACGAAGGAATTGTTTACGAATGGAATCTGCCAAGTGGTTTCACTTGCCCGTTTGCGCTTGAATGTTTAGTCAAGGTTGATAGGCATACGGGAAAGTTTGATAACAAGAGCAAAGCGTACCGATGCTATTCCGCGATGCAAGAACGTTTCCCCGCTGTAAGAAACTATAGGTGGAGTAACTTTGATTATGTTCGAGACGGTGGTGTTCCATTACTACCGAAGAAAGCGGAGTCTATAAGAATACATATGAGCGGAGACTTTTATTCTCAGAAGTATTTCGATATGTGGTTAAAGATATGCAAGGACAACCCAACTGTTGAATTTTGGGCTTACACTAAAAGCCTAAACTATTGGGTAAACCGATTGAATGAAATACCCTACAATCTTATTTTAACGGCAAGTATGGGCGGGAAACACGACCGTCTAATTGAATTGCACGGATTAAAGAATGTTGAAATAATTAAGAAAAAAGAACAAGCAAAAGGCAGACCTATTGATACTTGCGATGACCAAGCTAGAAAGCCAAAAGTAAACTTCTGCTTATTAGACAACTTTGCTTAGACACAAAATAACCAATTCGCTATTTATAAGAAGATGAAGATTGAATTACCTAACAGTTGGGAAGGCGTAACGATTGAGCAGTTCCAAGCCTTGCAGAAGATACTCGCGGAAAAAGGGGACGAGTACGCAACGAATGTAGCTATCATTTCTATAATGTCAGGCGTTCCAGTCGATGAGATTGAAACATACGCTCTAAAGACTTACGCTAAGTGTATGCGGACACTATCCTTTCTATCTGAGCAACTGCTAGGACAAGTACAGAAGGTCGTAGAATTTGGAGGGCTTAGATACGATGTTATTACGGACGTTTATAAGTTGAACGGAGGGCAGTACATCACGCTTATGCACCTAATGAAAGACCCGGACAAGGTTATCGACCACCTTAACGAGATTATGGCGGTGTTCTTAGTGCCTAAAAAGAAGACTTGGTACGGTTGGAAGAAACAACCTTACGATTCAGAGAAGCACAAGGAGGTAGCGGAGGCAATGCTTCAAGCACCTATGACAATCGTACAACCTTTGTCGGCTTTTTTTTTGAGCAGTTATCTCAAGTACGCAGAACATATACTGGAATCTTCGGTGCGGAAAGCGGAGAAGATAAAGAAACAAGCGGAACGAAAGTTGAAACGTTTGAAACAAAATACGGATGGCTAAACGTGGTTAACAACTTGTCAAATAACGATGCGACTAAGTGGGGTTATTTCTTCGCACTTCCTTTACGGGAGTTCTTAAACCTTATCTCATTCCAAAAGGCTAAGCAATCTCACGAATACCACCAACAGAAACAAAATGGCATTCGATAAACTGATAGATGCGCTAAACGACTTCCGGGAGGAGTACACGAAAGCGTTAACAACATCTTTGCAAGGTGGTTCTACTTTAGGTAGTGGAGAAGGTCAGGGCTATGTAGCTTCAGGTAAATTAGGAACGTCTATAAAATTACCAGCGCAACCAAAGGTTAAGCTATTCGGTAAGATTTACAGTATGAAGATAACGATGCTTGACTACGGCATAACGCTTGAC